GTCATTTTTCAAAAAACGTATTTATTTTAGGCAAATAAAAACCCCCGGCGCGAGGCCGGGGGCTAGACTTCTTCTAGGTAATACTTTGGCTCTACTCATCGGTTACTTACCGATCTTCTCGTTGATCGGGCCGAGGCTCAGGCCCATCAGGACAATCGCCTCGCCCAGGTGCTTGGCCGCAGCCTGGAGCTTATCGTTGCCCTCGAAGCCTTCGGCGTTGTTCGCCCGCAGATAGAGCGCCGGGAGATCGCGACGCAGCGCCTGCTCTGCCGTAATGGCCGAGCCCTGGCCGCGCTTCTTCTGGACGCCGTTGGCGATCAGGTTCTGCGCGTACTTCTTGATGTTCGCCCAGTAGGCCGAGGGGTTGCACTCGCCCACGCCGTCGAAGTTAGCGCGGAAATCCTCGTAATACGCCTTCTTCTCGGTGAAGAACGCGGCGACCATTTTGCCGTGGTTGGTGTCCTTCTTGCCGTCTTCCGGCTTGAAGTTCGGCCAGTCGGGCGTGAACGACGCATTCAGGCCCGCCGCGTAGTCATAGGCCGAGCGCTTGCCCTTGGTGGCCGCGAGGACGGCGGTGTGGCGCAGGACACCCAGCGCGCCCTGACCGGCCTTGCGGATCGCCGCCACGCCCTTCGTGCGCTTGTCCGTCTCGGCCTGGACCTTGCCCGCCTCGTGCTTGGCGCGGGCGGCGGCCAGTTGCGCCTTGCGCTGGTCGCGGGCCTTCTGTTCCTTCGCCAGCTTGGAGAGGTTCCGGGCGCGCTCTTTCGCACTCGGCACCTTGGCGGCGGTGCTGAGCTTGATCACCTTGACCTTCTTCGCATGGTCAGCGGCTTTCTTCGCAGCGTTGAGCTTCCGGGTCGCGGCGGCCTTCTGGCCCCGGCTTAGTGTGGGTTCCGCCCTAAAAGCTTTAGGTTCGGCAGTCTTGGTTGCGGCTTTCGCCATGGTCTTAGTTCCCTGTGTGTGGGCGCGGTGGCCCAGGCCGGTTGGACAACCCAACCGACACATAGATATTAGTACATATACGTACGTATGTATATAGCTTTCCCCGAGCCTAAAGAATTTAGGCAAGAATATATTTAGGTGCGACACCGTTTCCACTTGACAGCCGGGCGTGACAGTAGTGGGAGGGTTGGGGAGCGCGAAACGTGACGTAGTCGCGTGAGCGGGTTCCGTAGGAGCCCAACCCTCCGACTACTGTCATAAGCCAAGGCGGCCAGACAAAAGAAAAGCCCCGCTTTCGCGGGGCTGATCTCTAGATCAGAAGATGACTAAGGTAAGGTAGCAGATGTAGAGGAAGAGGCAGAAGCCTGAGGCGCTCATCAGAAACTCGGGAAGATACTTCATCGTTGTTCTCCTAGAGGGGAAGGTGAGCCCCGCTTTCGCGGGGCTCTGAGGGTCAGCCGCCGATCTTTTCGTTCAGCGCTTGCATCTCCTGCGGGGTGAGGATGAGCGCCAGCGCTTGGCCGAGCAGGGTGGCGGCGCGCTGCTCCTTCTCGTTGGCCTCGAAGGTGGCCGAGTTGTTGATCCGGATGTAGAGGCCGGGAAGGTCGCGCTTCATCGCGGCGAGCGGGGTGAGCTTGTTGCCCGAGCCAGCGGTCTTCTCGCCAGCCATCTTCTTCGCCAGCTTCTTGAAGTTGGCCCAGTAGACCGAAGGGTTGGCTTCGCCCTTCTTGCCCTTGGCAGCGTGGTTGCTGCGGAAGGCAGCGTAGTAGGTGGCCTTCTCTGCCTTGTAGGCGGTGACGGCAGCGGCGAGGTTGTCACCGATCTCGCTGGCCTTGAGGCCATCGAAGGTCGGCCATTCGGTGCCGAAGCGACGGTTCAGCGCGCTGATGTAGTCGCGGGTGGCGAACTCGGCGGCGCTGCCAGCGGCGATGACGTTGGCGCGGAGGTCGAACAGCTTGTCCACCTGCGCTTGCGGTTGTCTCACCGGGGCGATTTTTTGAGCCGAAGCCTTAGTGGTCGAGGTCTTACGAGCGGCTTGCGCCATGATCTTACTTCCTGTGCATGTGCCCCTTGGGGCGTTGGCCTCGCTGCGGTGTGCAGCGATTGACCTAATACTGGCGTAAGGCTGGTTATGTGGCAAGCTTTATCTCACATACGCAGATAAATAGTTTAGGGCGCTGGGGAAAGCGTAGTGATATCAATGGGTTAGCTGGGAGGCGACCCCACGTACCCCCGTCCCCCCCTTTGGGGGATTGTTTCCTCTCCCTCCCTCTATTAGCATTTCCGACGAACGACGGCGCACTTTCAGAAGGGGTGGGGTGTATATATTTTCTAGAAAAAGGGTGGTAATAGCAGGGGAAAAACCCCCCCGTCATCAAATCAAGGGGACGGGTGTTTTTTCCAACGCCCCACATTGGGGTCAAATAGGGCAGCGCCGCGAAGGCCGGTCTTGTATCTGTATCTCAAGGTATTGAAGTTCATGCCCTTGATCCGTGACCATGCGGACAGGCAGCGGGTCTCCCCCTCGTATTCCGTCATCATGCTGTTGCTACGGTTCTCGCTCTGCTCCTCAGGCGTGGACCATTTGACGTTCCCAGGCTCGTAGTTACCGGTGCTTCTGATCCGGTCGATGGTGTGTCGAGGAGAGGGACGTGGGCCTATATCCGCCACGAAGTTCGCTAGATCATTCCAGCGTTCGCAAACGGTGATACCCTTACCACCATATCGCTCGTAGCAGGGGACCTTGGGGTTCCTGCAACGCTGCTTCATGTTATTCCATGTCGCCCAAAGTGGGTGTCGGCTGCGCGTCATTAGTGAAGGTTAGCAACCTTGACGATTAGGATCACCCCTAAAACAGACACACCCCTCCCGTACACCGACGAGGATGACATAGCTCCGTCTCTCATTGAGAAGATGGCGGTCGCCGGGAACACCGCCGAGCTTCAAGCCGCCCTTGGCGCACCCCTGGAACTGACCGCTGCCGATGGGCAGGCGACAACGAAGCTCTTTCAGATGTTCCTCGAAGAGAAAGACCCACGCTCCCTTGAGAACAGAGGCGTGGCTTTCACAGCGGCGCAGTTCCTCAGAACTTATGCCCATAATGTAGCTATTGACGTGAACGCCGTCAGGACCGCAATCACTACAAAGCTCATGGAGATTGCCGACTGCGGGGACAAGAAGTTCGAACTTCGCGCCCTTGAGCTTCTAGGCAAGCACTCGGATATCAATCTCTTCACGGAGCGTTCCGAGATCACGGTCAAGCATAAGACCAGTGACGACTTGGAGAAGGAGATCACCGCGCGTGTGCAGCGCCTGCTGCATGCAGATACTTACGACGTTACCCCTATTATCAAGACTTTGGACGAAGACGTGTGGGGAGCCGAGACCCTCAAGGCGCTGGATGCCCTTCCTACGGAAGTGCATCCTGGCTGGGACGGCCCCGCCCGAGCCCTTCCTCCGGAGGAGGAAGGCAGCGAAGACGATCAGAACTTCATCGAGGCCGAGGACGAGGCTGACGAGGCCCTAGACGACTTCGACAGGCCATAGGCCCCGCCCATGCCGCCTCGCGCTGCGCAAGCCCCCCTGCCCCTCTCCAGCCCGCTGGCGGGCATATCCCTCGCGGATATACCCAAGATACTCCCCCAACTGAGCCTGGACGAGCAGGCGCAGCTTCTCGCAGAGCTTGACCAGCTAACCCGGCTGCGCACGAAGGAGCAGGCGTCGAAGCACTTCATGCCGTTCGTCAGGGCGATGTGGCCGACGTTTATCGAAGGACGCCATCATCTGAAGATGGCCGACGCCTTCGAGCGGGTGGCCAACGGCACGCTGAAAAGATTGATCATCTGCATGCCGCCCCGGCATACCAAGAGCGAGTTCGGCTCCTACCTGCTCCCGGCTTGGTTCCTCGGCAGGTATCCAGATAAGAAAGTAATCCAGTCCTCGAACACCGCCGAACTCGCGGTCGGCTTCGGGCGAAAAGTAAGAAACCTAGTCGATACGGACACCTACCAATCCGTCTTCGACACCACGCTCCAAGCCGACAGCAAGGCCGCAGGGCGCTGGAACACGTCGAAGGACGGCGAGTATTTCGCCATCGGCGTCGGCGGCACCGTGACAGGCAAGGGGGCTGATCTTTTTATTATAGATGACCCTCATAGTGAGCAGCAGGCCAAGCTGGCCGAGAGCGACCCGGCGATCTACGACGGGGTCTACAACTGGTACACGTCCGGTCCCCGGCAGCGCCTCCAGCCGGGTGGGGCCATCGTGATCATCATGACGCGTTGGTCCAAGCGCGACTTAGTAGGGCAAGTCCTGCGCGCGGCTGCCCAACGTGGGTTGATGCCCGAACTGGACGAAGACGGCGAGGAAGACCCGAACTTCTTCAATCCCGACGAATGGGAAGTGATTGAATTTCCAGCGATCCTGCCCTCGGGAAATCCGCTCTGGCCGGAGTTCTGGCCGCTTCCAGAACTGGAAGCGCTCAAGCGTGAGCTTCCCCACTCGAAGTGGTCCAGCCAGTACCAGCAGAACCCCGTCGCGGAAGAGAGCGCAATAATCAAGCGCGAGTGGTGGCAGAAGTGGGAGCGCGACAAACCCCCTAGATGCGAGTTCATCCTCCACTCCTGGGACACCGCCTTCGAGAAGCACGAGCGTGCCGACTACTCGGCCCTGACCTGCTGGGGCATCTTCTACCGCGAGGACGACGAGACCGGGCTGCGGAACGCAAACCTAATTCTCCTAAACGCCGTGCGCGACCGGGTCGAGTTTCCAGAGCTTAAGCGCCTCGTCCTCAAGCAGTACCAGCACTGGGAGCCTGACAGCATCATCGTTGAGAAGAAGGCCAGCGGAGCCCCGCTGATCTACGAGCTTAGGTCAATGGGGATACCTGTGCAGGAGTTCACCCCGACACGGGCCACGGGGGATAAAATAGCGAGGCTCAACGCCGTAGCCGATATCTTCGCCAGCAAGCGCATTTGGGCTCCGGCCACACATTGGGCTGAAGAAGTGATACAGGAAGTTATCGACTTCCCGGCAGGCGTCCACGATGACTACGTGGATAGCACCGTAATGGCTCTTCTCAGGTTCCGCCAAGGAGGCTTCATTGGGACTTCGATGGACGAGGTCGAGGATGAACAACCCTACCAACGGCGGCGTAACAGGGGTTACTACTAACGGGGTACGATCCTAATGGGCGACGTAATCCCACTCGACGCGGAGAGAACCGAGAAACCGGACGCTTGCCCAGATCAACTTTTCGCGAGCGACGAGGCCCTGATCCGGGTTGATCCCATCAAGTTTGAACCGCCGTCCGAGTGTGTATGGACCTGTTCGCACTGCGGTTCGCAGAGCTTCCAGCTTCTGGCCAGCGGCTACACCGTCTGTTGCCGGTGCGCGTGGCGATCCGCCGACGCGACGGAAGACACCACCAACCAGTGGCGCAAGCTCCTGCCCGACGAGCCGGTGAACCTCGAAGACGTGCCCCTCCTCGACCATACGAACGTCATCGTGGACAAGAAGCCCACCAGCCTGATCCACCACGGGTTTGCGAAAGCGGTCCTCAATGAAGACCCGGTCGCGCTCCTGCTGATCCGCCGTGACGGGTCCATGCGGATGTGGTGTGAGGGCGCGCACAACGATGAGCAGGTGGAGTGGTTTCGTCAGCGGGTCGAGACCGCGTCAGGCTATCTGCTTCAGCTATATCCTGAGGAGATCGAGGAGCCCGATGGGTAAGCCTCTGAACAACGGCCCGAAAGACCGCCTCATTCATCGCCTCGCGGGTCAAGTGGGCGACAAGGGCATGGCGATAGCGATCCTGAAAAAGCGCGGCGACCTGAAGCAGGTAGGCAAGCACACGGCGCTGACCCCCCACGGCTCGGGCCGTGCCGTCATGACCGCCGCCCAAAGGGCGAAGGACAGAGCCGCTAAAAGTAGTAAACACCCTTCTAGCGCATTCCGTTACAATTCTAGGACTAACGCCGCGACCCTCAAGGGGAAGACCTAGATGGCTGCTTCCTTCGACAAGGCCCTGAACAGGGCTCCTCGTGGGCTCATGGCGACCAGCGCCCTGACCCCGCAGCGTCGGTCAATCGGGTCAAACCCGGATGACGATCTCAGGGGTGCCAACGGCAAGCCTAATCTTCTCGTAGTGGTTCAGGATGACGAGGAGCCCGACGAGAGCGAGCAGGACACGTCCGAGGAAGGGCTCACCGAGGAGCAGGTCGAGGATATCGAGGAGGACGAGTTCAACGAGAACTTGGCCGAGGAGATCATCTCCGAAGCCAATCTCATGTCCATGGCTTCGGACCTGATTTCCGATTTTGACGACGACATCGCGAGCCGCAAGGAATGGGTCAATACGTACGTAGATGGCTTGGAACTTCTCGGCCTGAAGATCGAGGACCGCACGGAGCCGTGGGAAGGCGCATGCGGCGTCTACCACCCGCTCTTGAGCGAAGCGCTGGTGAAATTCCAGGCCGAGACGATGATGGAGACTTTCCCGGCCAAGGGGCCGGTGAAGACCGAGATCATCGGTAAGGAGACCCAGACCAAGCTGGAGGCTGGCAAGCGTGTCGCGGAGGACATGAACTACCAGTTGACCGAGAAGATGGTCGAATACCGGCCCGAACACGAGCGCCTGCTCTGGGGCGTTGGCCTTGCCGGAAACGCCTTCAAGAAGGTCTATTACGACCCTAACCTGCGTCGTCAGACGGCGATGTTCGTTCCCGCCGAAGACCTAGTGGTCCCCTATGGCGCTAGCTCACTTCAGACCAGTGAGCGGGTCACCCACGTCATGCGGAAGACCGCGAACGACGTGAAAAAACTTCAGGTCAGCGGCTTCTACCGCGAGTGTGATCTGGGCGAACCCACCAAGACGTTTGACGAGGTCGAGAAGAAGATCGCGGAAAAAATGGGCTTCTCGGCCCTCTCCGATGACCGGTTCAAACTGCTGGAGATGCACGTAGACCTCATTATTGATGAGGATACGTTCGTAGACGGCGAGGACAAGATAGCCCGGCCCTACGTCGTGACCATCGAGAAGGGGACTGCCACCGTTCTTGCGGTGCGGCGGAACTGGAAGCCCGACGATGACAATAAACTCAAGCGCAACCACTTCGTCCACTACCAGTACATCCCCGGCTTCGGTTTCTACGCTTTTGGGCTGATCCACCTGATCGGAGCGTTCGCCAAATCCGGTACGTCCATCATACGCCAACTGGTAGACGCGGGTACTCTTTCAAATCTGCCGGGGGGCTTCAAAACGCGGGGCATGCGGGTCAAGGGCGACGACACGCCGATTGGACCCGGTGAATGGCGTGACGTGGACATCGCGTCCGGGTCCATCAGGGATAACATCGTACCCCTGCCATACAAGGAGCCCTCCCAGGTTCTAGCCGCCCTGCTCCAGACCATCGTGGATGAAGGCCGCAGGTTCGCCTCTGCTGCTGACTTGAAAGTCAGTGACATGTCGAGCGAGAGCCCGGTCGGGACGACCCTGGCTATTCTCGAACGTACGATGAAGGTCATGAGCGCCGTGCAGGCGCGCATCCACTACGCCATGAAACAGGAGTTCCGGCTCCTGCGCGATATCATCCGCGACTACACGCCGGATACCTACACCTACGAGCCCGACACGGGCGACAGCAAGGCCAAGCGCAGCGACTACGACATGGTCGAGGTGGTTCCGGTTTCGGACCCGAACGCCTCCACCATGGCGCAGAAAGTCGTGCAATATCAGGCGGTTATCCAACTTGCGCAGATGGCCCCCCAGATATACGACCTCCCATATCTGCATAGGCAGATGCTGGAAGTCCTCGGGATCGCCAACACCGAGAAGATCGTCCCCCTCGAAGACGACCAGAAGCCGCGTGATCCGGTCTCCGAGAATATGTCGATCCTCAAGGGGAAGCCGGTGAAGGCGTTCCTGTATCAGGATCACGAGGCTCACATCGGGGTCCACACCGCGATGCAGAGCGACCCGACGATCCAGGCGGCGATAGGCCAGAACCCGCAGGCCCCGGTGATCATGGGTGCGATGCAGGCCCACATCGCAGAGCATTTGGCTTACGCCTATCGCAAGCAGATCGAGGAACAGGCGGGCGTGCCCTACCCGGCCCCGGATCAGCCGATGGACGAGGAGACCGAGGTTCAGGTCTCCCGCCTCGCGGCGGCGGCGGCTCAGAAGGTTCTTGCGGGCAACCAAGCCAAGGCGCAGCAGGCCCAAGCCGCCGAGACGGCCAAGGACCCGGTGGTGCAGATGGCCCAGGAAGAACTGGCGATCAAGAAGCGGGACCAAGACCTCAAGGATCGGAAGTTCGCCGCCGACACGACGGCGCAGGCCGACAAGCTGGAACTGGAAAAGGAGCGCATCGCGACGCAGGAGCGCATCGCCGGTCTCCAAGTCGGCGCGAAGATCGCCACGTCCAAGGCCGAACTCGACAGCGCGCAGGAGGAGGCTGGCCTGCGCATGGGGATCGAGGTGGCCAAGGAAGCCTCCGGTCGCGAGACCAACGCCGAGACGCAGGGCCGCGACCATGCCCACAAGTCGTCCTTGCAGGATAAGCAGGCTGCCGCCGCGCTGCTCCAGCAGGCGGCGGGCGTGGAGGCGCAGGAGGATCAGGGTGACGCCGCAGCGGAGGGACAGGCCAGCGCCGAAGCTGATGCCCCAGAGCCTTCTGACGACGAAGCGCCTGCGCCCGGAGCCCCGCCTGTCGCATGAGACCGGAGTTCCACCACTTGGTCGATAGGATCGACCGGCTGATCCAGAACCGCGTCGAAGATTTGGCCAAAGGCGCGGCAAAGGATTTCGCGGAGTATAAGCACGCAGTTGGCGTGATCAGCGGTCTGAAGATGGCTGCGCAAGAAATAGAGGACGTTGGCAAGGCGGATGAAGAGGACTGATGTTGGTTGAAGTACCGAAAACCCTGTGGACCCCGGTCGGCACGCTCGCGGTGCCGCCCCCGCCGCCTGTAGCTCCCGAGCAGCAGGCGATGATCGAGCCACCCGAGCCGCGCGAGCATGTGCCCGACGACAGCGGCGACAAGGGCGCGCAGCTACCAATCCCCAGCGGCTATCGCCTCCTGTGCTTCGTTCCCGAAGTGGAGCGGACCTTCGGTTCCGGCCTCCAGAAGGCTGATATGACCATTGAACGGGAGGAATTGCTCGCGACGGTCCTCTTCGTCGCGAAAATCGGCCCCGACGCCTACAAGGACGAGAAGCGTTTCCCCTCTGGACCGTGGTGCAAAGAGGGCGATTTCGTGCTGGTGCGGCCAAATGCCGGTACGCGGGTCAAAATCCACGGTCGCGACTGCCGTTTGATCAATGATGATACCGTAGAAGCCGTGGTGCAGGACCCCAGAGGCATTTCTCGGTCGTTTTAGGCCCCAAATGGGCCAAAAAGCCGCCAAAAACGGCTAAAAGGAGCTAAAAATGGCTGGAAAGCCCGACGAAAAAGACGATGACGACTTCGAAATCACTGTTTCGGAGGAAGAAGGCGTCGAAATCGACGTTGTAGACGATACGCCACCTGAGGACCGTGGGCGAGAGCCCATGCCGAAGGAAATCACGGAGGAAATCGAGGCCGATGACCTCGAAAGCTACTCCGATGAGGCCAAAAAGCGCCTGAAGCAGCTTCGCAAGCTGCAACATGACGAGCGTCGGCGTGCTGAGGCTGCCGAGCGCGAGAAAAACGAGGCGATCACCTTCGCGCAGCGGGTGCTGGCCGACAACAAGGCCCTCCGCAACAACGTCAATGTGGGTCAGGATACCCTCGTAAGCAGTTTGCGAGAGACCGCTGAAGCTGAACTCGCCACCGCTCGCAAGGAATACAAGGAAGCCTACGAGGCTGGAGACACCGACAAGGTGTTGGCGGCCCAGGAAAAACTGAACGACGTGAGCTTCAGGCTCAACAGCCTGAAGAACTACCGTCCGACTGTACAGGAAGAAGAAACGGAGGTAATACAGCCCTCTGTCGAGCAGGTTCCGAAGCCCGACGCCAAAACCCTTGCGTGGCAAGAGCGCAATACGTGGTGGGGCGTCGATCCGGAAATGACGGCAACCGCTCTGGGCTTTCACCAAAAGCTGGAGAGCGAGCGCGGAGCCGCCTTCGTCGGCACCGACGACTACTGGAAGGCCGTGGACGCCACCATGCGTAAGCGGTTTCCCGAGTATTTCGGTAGCAGCGAACGCACCCCGCAAAACGGAAGACGCCCAGCCACCATCGTGGCTCCGGCCTCCCGTAGCACCGCCCCCAGACGCGTGGTGCTGACCAAGACGCAAGCCGCGTTGGCGCAGAAGTTCGGGCTGACGCTTGAGCAGTACGCCGCTGAACAACTGAAACTGGAGAACAGGTCTTGAGCGACCCTCGCACCGATGCCGCCTCTGACGTTCGTATCCCGCGAACCGAAGCAGGCTCTCGTGAGCAGGATGCTCGCCCGACCTCGTGGCAGCCAGCGACGATGCTCCCGGAGCCCGACAAGCTCCCCGGCTATGCGTATCGGTGGGTGCGGGTTTCCGCCTTGCAGCAGGCTGATCCGAGAAACCTCTCGGGCAAGCTTCGCGAAGGGTGGGAACCCGTCCGCATCGAGGAGCAGCCCAAGTTCCGCATGCTTGTGGACGATACGAGCCGCTTCAAGGACAACATCGAGGTTGGTGGTCTCCTGCTCTGCAAGGCCCCTGAGGAATTCGTCGCGCAGCGCAAGGCGCACTACGCGAGGATCACCCAGCAGCAGGCCGAGGCGGTGGACAACAACTTCATGAAGGAGAACGACCCGCGCATGCCCCTGTTCAGGGAGCGCAAGTCGTCCACTTCCTTCGGCAACGGACGCTAACTAACCCTGTTACTTCACTAAATGAACACAGCTAGGAGTTAGAAAATGGCCTATCCCGTCGTCGCCGCCCCGTATGGCCTGATTGCGCAGAACCTCGTTGGAGGTCGCCAGTTCGTGGGCTCAACCCGGATGCTGCCGATCTACTACGGCTATCCGTCGAACATCTTCAACGGCGACTTCGTGAAGGTCATGCCTGTCGGCGCGGTCCAAGGCGCAGGCGGTCTCAGCCGCGCCACCGTCGCGGCGGCTGCGACCAAGAACCAGTTCACGGGTGTTTTCGTGGGCTGCACCTACACCAACCCGGTTACGAAGCAAAAGCAGTTCAGCCAATGGTGGCCTGCGTCCACGCTGGCGGGCGATGGGCTCGCCTACGTGATTGACGACAGCGACGTGGTCTTCAAGGCCGCTGTCTGCTCCGCGACGACGGTCATGGCGTCGGTCGGCTGGGGCTCGCTTGGCTCCAACATGGGGTGCATCAACAACGGTGCGGTGGCGTCCAGCCTCGTGACCGGCAACTCGGCTAACGCCGTTCTCGCCGGGTCTGAAGTCACCACGGTCGCCCCCCTGCGCGTGGTCGGCATGGTGGAAGAAACCGCCATCGCGGTCCCCGCCGTGGGCTCGTCCGCTGCGACCACCATCACCCTGCTGGCTCCCGGCCTGACGCGGGCGATCCCGATTGGCACCGACGTGAGCTACTTCACTCCAGGCGGCGTGCTGATCCGCACGGGCGCTCTCGTCGCAGCGGCGGCTGCGGTGGGCGCGACGGCGATCACGATCAACCTCGCCACGGCGGCGAGCGGCGTCGCCACGCCGATCCCGGCGTTTTCCACGATCATCTTCACGATCTACCCCGAAGTCCTCGTGAAGATGAACGCTACGGTCAACGGCTACACCAGCGACACCGCGATCTAGTCACTGGTGGGCAGCTTCTAGCGAGGAGATTGATAGGCTATGGCAATTTCACGCGCTCAACTCCTCAAGGAGTTGCTGCCCGGTCTGAACGCGCTGTTCGGGCTGGAATATGCCCGGTACGGCGAGGAGCATAAGGAAATCTTCGAGGACGAAAGCTCCGAGCGTTCGTTCGAGGAAGAGACCAAGCTCTCCGGCTTCTCGGCTGCTCCGGTGAAGCCGGAAGGTCAGGGCATCGCCTATGACAACGCGCAGGAAGCGTGGACTGCGCGTTACAACCACGAGACCATCGCCCTCGGCTTCTCGCTGACGGAAGAGGCCATCGAAGACAACCTCTACGACAGTCTGTCGGCTCGCTATACCAAGGCGCTGGCCCGCGCCATGGCCTACACCAAGCAGACCAAGGCCGCTGGCATCCTGAACAACGGCTTCTCGGCTGCTGCCCTCGGCGGCGACGGCGTCTCGTTGTTCTCGGCGGTTCACCCGCTGGTCAACGGCGACGTGAACTCCAATACGCCAGCAACACCGGCTGACCTGAACGAGACCTCGCTCGAAGCCGCCGTCATCCAGATCGCCGGGTGGGTGGACGAGCGCGGGCTGCTGATCGCGGCCAAGCCTCGGAAGCTCGTCGTGCCCCCGGCTGGCATGTTCATCGCCACCCGCCTGCTGGAGACCGAACTGCGCGTCTCCACCGCCGACAACGATATCAACGCCCTGAAGAACAACGGGTCGATCCCGGAGGGCTACACGGTCAACCACTTCCTGACCGACACCGATAGCTGGTTCCTGACCACCGACGTGCCGAACGGCCTGAAGCACTTCACCCGCGTGCCGCTGGCCAATTCGATGGACGGCGACTTCGACACCGGCAACGTCCGCTACAAGTCCCGCGAGCGCTACAGCTTCGGCTTCAGCGACCCGCTCGGGGCATACGGATCGCCAGGGGCTCCGTAAGCGTTCATGGGGCGC